TCATGTTGCCGAGGTCGGACGCCATCGTCGACATCGCCATGCCGCCGGGCTTGTCCGAGGGCTTCGCACCGCCACCGATTCCGGTGATGCCAGCCTCCTTCATCGAGGCGGCGGCCTGACCATAGGCCTCCTTCGCCTTGTCCTTGTCGGCCTTGTCCTTCGCGGCAGCCTTGTTGGCCTCGGCCATCGCGCCCCAGCCGCCGCCGGGAGCCATGCCCTTGACCTCGCCGCCCTCGGCCCATTTCACCTTGTCTGCCCAGTAGGCCGGGCTGGACTTGCCCTTCGCGATGTTCTTCGCATGCCGAGACTTGAAGCGCGCGCGCTTGTCCTTCATCGCCTGAGACTCGCCCGCCTTGGGCTTGCCTGCGGTCTTGGCGCCCTGCTCACCGAAGCGCAGGATCTTCTCCTTCCCGTCGATCTTCGTCTTGACGACGTGCGACTTGGTCGGATGCCCGGGCGTGCGGCGGGGCTGGTCGAGCTTGAGGCTGTCCTTGTCGATGCGCTGCGCCATCACTTGCTCCTGAACCGCGCGGTCTTGGCCGCGATCTTCTTCGGCTGGGCAACGAACTGCTCGCCCTTCGCCTTGCCCTCACGCTTTGCCCGGGTCGTCGCAGCGTACTCCTGCGGCGAGAGCGCCTTGATCGCCTTCTCGGGAAGATAACGCTCGCCCGTCTCGGACGAGGGCTTGCCCGACTTGGTGCGCCACTTCTGGTCGCCCCAGTCCTTCAGTGACTTCTGCGGCGCCTTCATGTGTAGCTACCGCCTTTTTCCTTGTACTTCTTCGCCAGCAGTTGGGCCTTCCTCGCGGACCACTGGCCTGCTCCGGTGCCCTGCGTGTCGGACGCCTTGATCTGCTCGAAGAGCTTCTTGCGCATGCCGGGCTTCGTGTAGTTGCCGGCCGCATTGACCTTGGACTTCGTCTCACGCGGCATAGGGGTTCACCTTCCCTTTCGTCGGCGGCGGTGGGGCATCCACGTCGCGCGCCTGTGGCAGATCGAACCAGCGACTGTCTCGCAGGTAGATCACCGCCTGCGTGAAGGTGTCGACGTAGTCATCATGCTCCGAAACGGGGAATTTGGCAAGTTGCTTCAGGAACTCGGCAGCCCAGCTCACAGGCTGTCCCGGGTTCTTCCCCGACTCGGGAATCCACACCAGCCCCAGCTCGAGCGTGGGCGCCGCCTGATGCGCTCGGCTGACCTTGTCGGCCATGCCGGGGTTGTACGGGATCGCCGGCACCTTCGCGAGGCGCAGATCCTGCAACAGCGACTGCCCGCTGGCCTTGGCCTCGACCAGCACCCGATCGGGGCGACGAGCGCGGCCGAAGGGCGACTTCTCGCTCATCCCGCCGTACTCGGTCGACCACTCCTTGATCGCCCGGGCCCGCAGCTCGGGGTAGGACAGGTGCTCGTCCCATGCGTCGATCAGCATGATGTGGCGCTGCGCCTCGTGGGTGAAGACAGCCCAGACGGTGCAAGCGGTCGGGTCGCCCGAGGTCTTCTCGGTGAAGGCGCAGTCGTAGGACTGGAGGATGTACTCGAAAGGGGGCAGCGCCTTCTCGTGCGGCCACAGGTTGACGAAGCTCGTCTTGAGGATGCCGCCTTCTGCCGGCGTCGGATCCTGCTGGAGCTGGCCTGCGGTGCCGTAGGTGCCGAGGAGCTGCTTGAGGTCGGTGATCTCCTTCTCGCCGAACCGCTCGGGGCAGATCAGCTCGCCGACTTTCGTGCGCGGGTCGTAGGGCCCGAGGATCGTCGTCCTGCGTTTGCCGTCCCACTCGGCCGGGATCATCAGGTGCTCCCACCCGCCGATGTCGTTGAGGATGTGGCCGCTGATGTCGCGCTCGTGCAGGCGCTGCATGATCGTGACCATCGCGTCCCGCTTGGGGTCGTTGAGCCGCGTCGACCAGACGGTGTCGAACCAGTCGAGCGTTGTCTCACGGATGGCATCGCTCTGCGCGTCCTGCGCACTGTGAGGGTCGTCGAGAATCAGGCGAGATCCGCCCTCGCCCGTCGCGGTGCCGCCGACCGAGGTCGCCAGCCGGTAGCCGTTCTTGTCGGTCTCGAACCGCTGCTTGGCGTTCTGGTCGCCCGCGAGCTGGAAGAGCTTGCCGAAGTGGAGCTGATACCACGGGCTCTGGACGAGGCGCCGGGCCTTGAGGTTGTCGCGGATCGAGAGCGCGGACGAATAGCTGGCGCAGAGGTACTTGTGGCTGGGGTCGGCGAGCCACTCCCACATCGGCCAGATCACGCTGACGATCGTCGACTTGGAATGCCGGGGCGGGATGTTGATCAGGAGCTTGCGGATTTCGCCGTGGCTGACGGCTTCGAGGTGCTCGCAGATGATCTCGATGTGCCAGCTCGGGATGAAGCGGATGCCGGGCTCAACCGTCGGCCACGCCTGCTTGACGAACTCGTAGAGGTTGGCGGTGGCCCGCCGCATGACCTCCTCGCCATCCATCCTCTTGAGGATATGACGAAGCAGCGCGCTCATTGCGGCTCGTTTTCGAGCGCCTTCTGGATCAGGGCCCTTGCCGTCGCCAGCTCCTCATCGGAGAGGGCTGAGAGGTTCAGGTCGAGGAAGCCCTCGTGCTGCTGCTTGATCGCGCCGCCGTCGGCTCCGGTGATCTCCTGCTTGACGGTGTCGCGCCAATCCTCGGCGAAACGGTTCTTCATCTGGAAGATGTAGGCGGTTGCGCTGAAGCCCTGCACCCCTCCGAAGGTGGCGATTCGGCCCTGCTCCTCCCACCAAGCCTGTGATTTCATGAGGCCAAACCTTATGGCGTCGGAAAACTCAGGGTTGCTTTTCCTCCATTCGTGGAGGGTGTCACGGTGAATGTTCAGGGCGTCGGCCATTCCGACGAGGGTTTTGCCCTCTGCTCCGCACTGGATGACGATCTCGCACATGGCGGGTTCGTACTTGGTCGGGCGGCCTCCCGGGTGCTTTGCCTGTGCCTGCTGGGGAGCTGGCTGTGGCTTGGTCTTGCGTGGCATGCTGCGGTCCTCTGTGTGGTCCGTCAATGTGTGCCTTGTCTCATGTCTGGGGTGATTTGTCGAGGTCACAGGCCCGTGGTCACTCTTCGCCCAAGACCTCGCGCATGATCTCTCGGGCTCGCTCTGCCGAACACCTCGGGTCGACTGGCTCTGGAGGGTTCGATTGCCTTTCGAGGGCATAGATGACGGCGTGTCGGTCTCTGGTCATCCTCTCAAGGTCTGGCTCAAGATCTGCCCACGTCGGGAAGAACTTGTGCGTCCTGTTCAGCAAGACGTCGCGCAGGATGTCAGCGGGGTAGCGTTGAAGCCGAGAGACGTATGCGCCGATGCGAAGCGTCTCGGCGAAGTCGTCGTCGTTGCGCTTGGCGGTGATGACCGAGAGCTCGGCGAGCCACCCCTCGATCATCTCGGCTGTAGCGCGCGCAAGCGCCTTCCTGAAGTCGTCGCAGACCTTCTTGATCTGCTCCCTGTCTCCCCGGACGCTGACGCCCTTGAAGACGCTCTGGACCGGGAGCGGCCTGCCCTTGTCGTCTCGCGGGAAGCGGTGCTCATAGATGATGTCCAAGTCGACGTTGCGCGACGATGCTCGCGAGACTAGTGCCTTTTCGACCTGATACGGCGTGTGGCTGGCTAACCACTCCACGACCCGCGTATCGCTTTGCGTTGCCAAGCCATGTTCGCCATGCTGCGTTCCAGTCCTTGAAGGAACTGCCGCGCGCGAGATGATAGTCGCGGAATCGATCTGCTTCATGGTTGATCTCCTCATGGGTGAAGCCGCGCGCCTCGGCGTCGGCGATGTTCTTCTCGGACGGGCACCATTCATCTGGAAGAGACACCGCTCGGGAGGGCTTCTTCTTCTCTGGTTCACTTCCTTGGTTAATCATTCCAAGGTTAAGGGTGCGCAGATTCTGCGTAGGGCCCTCTGAAAAATCTGCGGGGGGGGTGCGCAGATTCTGCGGGGCGGTCTCGACCAAGTGGAGCGTGTAGCCGTTCGATGTCTGCCCGCGTCCACTGACGATTCTGGTGTGTCGCTTGAGCAGGCCGATCCGCTCCAATTCGGCGATGTGGCCTTCGACGGCGCGTCGAGACATCTCGCAAAGATCCGCAAGCCTGTTGATGCTCGGGAAGCACTCGCCCGTCTCGCCGTTGTGATGGTCGGCGATCCAGTAGAGGACGATCTTCGCTGCTGGCTTGATGCCAGTTTGTCGCATCGCGAGTGCGGTCATGTAATGGCTCATGGCCGCACCTTGCGCGGACGCTGATGGACGTGATATAGCTTCGACATGTGGCGAACCCTCCCTTCGCTGCTCTGGGCGGGTTGAGCGCGCCTACGCTCCCCGCCCGCCTTTTCTACACCATCTCTTCGATCAAAGAAAGCCGGTAGGCTGTTGTATAATCGACCCCGAGCACCTCGGCGATCAGCTTGCGCTCGAAGCCGTCGATGTACGCCGATCTGACGAAGTGCCAGCGGCCAAGCGAGATCTTGCCCTTCCTGCGCCCGGTGCTGCCATGCAGGCAGACGCCGTAGATCGCCTCGAGGTCGTCGAGCATCGCGCGCAGGCGCACCTTGCGAGCCTCGGTGTCTGGTGGTAGCCTTCCCATCACGTCCTCCTTGTCGCATCAGACTGCCCTCGGCTTCGGCCGGGGGTTTTTTTACGAGATCGTTCCCCGCAGCGCGCCGATCGCGAGCAGCGCCGACTTGACGTCGTTCACCACCGCCGCCTGCCCGCGCCAGAGCTCGTGCCACTCGACCTGATCTTCGGTGAGCTTCTGCGCCGATGGCACCTTCGACCCGTCCTTGACCTCGAGGAGGTAGTTCGCGCGCTGGTAACCCACGAGGAGATCGGGGCACCCCTTGCCGACCGCGTGGAGCGGCTGCACGGTGGCGCCGGCCATGCGCAGGGCCGCGACGATGTCGGCTTGATTGGCGTCGACCTTAGCTGCTCGTCTCATGGCGCTTCGATGTCCAGAGCCGCCATGATCCGGCTTTCGTAGTCCCTCTGAGCCCTCATCTGCGCCTCTTCGAGCGTGAAAACTGCCTTCGAGTTTACGCCAGCGGGATAATAACCGTTGCGAAACCACTGCCACTCGTCGTCCTTCGCGCTTCCGGTGACCGAATAGTATCCCGACCCGCACGGCATCAGAGCGGCAAGACGCTGCGGATAGCCATTCTTGAGGCTGTCTTCTTTCCATTCTAGCTGCTTGACCTTCATCTCACCCCCTCCTGTGTTCTGACCTCATGCCGCAGGATCTCCATTGTGATCTGGCGCAGGGTCTGGTCGATCAAAGAGGCTCGCTTGCGCTGGCGCAGCATCCGCGCTCGGTTGCCCAGCTCGGCCAGACGCTCGCGTCTGAAACGCAGATGACCAATCTCGCTCGACCTCTGCTCTATGGTCGGAGCAGGCCCAGACGTAGCCTCGCTTGACCCGCTGCGACAAAATGCCCGGCTGGGCGAATCCCCAGCACCCGGGGCGGCGGCACACTCGACACGGACCCACATCACCAGCCCCCCTCGAAGTAGTCCGAGAGTTTCCGCAGGGTGTCGTAGTGGCAGTTCTTCGTCTTGCCGTGCTTGAGCTTGATCAGCGTGACGCGGCTCAGGTCGACCTCTCGCGAGACCTCGGAGAGGTTGACGTTTTGCAGGCGACTGGCGACTTCTTCGATCGTGAGCATGGGCTCCTCCTGTAAGTTTGTGCTTGCACCATCGCACAGGGTCGCTTACAGTGCAAGCACACAAAAACCACGGAGGACGACATGAGCGACCACAAGAACATCCACGCCGCTCTCTGCGCCGCGCAGGCGAACATGGGGCGCGTCACGAAGGGGTCGGTGAACCCTGCCTTCAAGAGCAAGTACGCCAGCCTCGCCGACGTGGTGTCGGTCGCGGTGCCCGCACTCAGCGAGCAGGGCATCGCGCTGCACCACACCATGATCCGCGACGAGTATGGCATCGCCATGCGGACGATCCTGACGCATGGGGCGACCGAGACCGAGATCTTCTGCGACGTGCCGCTGATCGTGGCGAAGAACGACATGCAGGGCATGAAGTCGGCGACGACCTATGCCAAGCGGATCGGCCTTGAGAGCCTCACCGGCATCGCGCCCGAGGACGACGATGGCAATGCGGCGGCCAAGGCGCCCCCGAAGGATGAGCCCAAGAAGGCGATGACCGTCGAGCAGTTCGACGAGCTGAAGGCGCTGATCGAAGCCACCGGCACCGACGAGGACAAGCTCTGCGCCTACATGAAGGTGTCGACGCTGCACGACCTCGACGCAGCCGGCGCCGCCCACGTCACCGCTCTCCTGCGCAAAAAGGCGGGCTGAGACATGGAACAGCGCACCGAAGAGTGGTTCGCGGCCCGTCTGGGCCGTGTCACCGCCAGCCGCATCGCTGACGTCGTCGCCAAGACCAAGACCGGCTACGGCGCAGGCAGGGCGAACTACATGGCCGAGCTGGTCTGCGAGAGGCTGACCGGCCAGCGCGCCGAGGGC